GTAGAGTAAGTATAAATATCACCTTTAGTTGTTAAAGGGCTAGAAGCTCCAGAGCCATCAGCTGCTGCAGTAATTAAACCCTTAGCATTAACAGTTAAATTAGCGTTAGTGAAACTACCCACGTTAGCATTAACAGTCGCTAGAGTCAATGCAGTAGCTCCTGTAGCATCACCAGTATGATTAGCGTTAGAAACCAAACTACTATATTGAGTGTTAGTAGCGTTATCACCAGTGTTAGTACCAGAGTTAGTCCCTGTAATATCACTAGTCAAAGCAACAGTACCTGTAGTCGTAGGGAGAGTAAGAACGCCAGTATTAGAAATACTAGATATAACAGGACTAGTCAATGTCTTATTAGTGAGTGTTTGAGCAGTAGTTAAACCAACAAGCTGTTCTGCAATAGACGCCGGGTCGTAAGTACTCGATGCCATGTCACCACCAGCACTAGCAAAATCTGATATTAAAGCCTTCTTCAAGTTACCAGTATCACTAGTATCACCTATAATAACATAATCAGAACCTACAGCAGTAACTAATGATTGGTTGGAAACAGCTGTTTTATCAACAGTTAAAGCACCGCTTCCAGTTACCTCACCAGTATGAGTAGCGTTAGTGACCTTTGAAGTATTAGCCGCCACGTCAGTAGCGATATCAATACCATCAACAGTACCCGTCAAAGTAATATCTCCAGCAACATCCACACCAGTAGTTGAAGCAACCAAAGCGTTATTAGCCCCTGCAACTAATTCAATCTCGTTAGTATTAAAATCTATTCTAGTATCTAAATCATTGTTATGAATTATTGATGTGTCGACCACGAAGTTGTGTGAGTATATGTAATTGTGTCTTTTAGTGTTTATGCCTATACCATAAGTATCGTCTGTGTCTACGTGAATATCACTATTTACTTCTGTCGCCCAAGTGATTCCACCTGCGCTACCATTAGCTGCTGCAGTAATTAAACCTTTGGCGTTAACTGTAATATCTGCTGCTGAGAAACTCCCCACGTTAGCATTAACAGTCGCTAGAGTAAGAGCACCATCGCCTGTAGCATCTCCTGAATGAGTGGCATTAGTTACTAAGCTAGAGTAATTAGTGTTAACTGCATCATCACCAGTGTTAGTTCCTGAAACACTCGCATCTAAAGGAACAGTCAAAGTATGCGGTGTGGTTCCTGCAGTAATAGTGAATCCTTCATCTATAGGTGTTACTGGGTTAGTTACTTTAAGTTCTGGAGTTGCATCAATATAAGTCAGCGTTGTATCAACCATTCCACCAACAGCATCTTGAGCCATCTCGTCTGTATATTGAGTTAGGTCTCCAGTGAATAAAAAGGTTCCATCACTTAACGATGTATTAAAATTGGTTTTAGTATCTGATATCCCACTCATGCTTGTTTGATCGCCAGTATTAGTGTTACTTGTTGCTTGAATAACTACCAATTCTGCATCTGTTACATATCTTAAGTCAGTTGAATCAGCAATGTCTGCAGTTGTTGCATCTTCTCCTACAGTAATTAAACCTTTAGTGTCATAAGTTAATTTTGTTTTTGTTCCTGCTACAATTGCAGAGTTCTCATCGACTTTCGCATCAAGAGCATTTCGCAAGTCAACCTGATCGCTTAAAGTTCCTGTGATAGCACCCCATGAAATAGATCCTGAATCGATTAGTTCCCAGTCAGCATCAGTTGTTCCCGTAGCGACATAAGCTGCACTTACAGCAGTATTAATATATAAATCACCTACAGCTTCAGGAGTAACAACGCCAATTGGCGAGACTACACCATCATAAACTCTGGATCTTCCTTTCTGGTCAGTAACCATACTATTCCAGTCATCACTCAAGAAGTCATCATTCGCTATCTTAGTATCATCCCAAACCATTTTAATCCACCAGTATAGAAGGTCTTATTCTAATTGTAGCCCTTCGCATCTTTCGTTCATTAATCATCCGTTGAATAACCTCTCTCCACTGAGGATAAGGCTCCCCTTTATTAACACTTAAATCACCAAGCGAATAACTCGTATTAAAAGTATAAGTTCCACCAATCGCATAAACAGCCACATAAATCGCAGCTTCGATTTCCATGTATCTTTTGATATAATAAGGAATTTGAAGTTTCATCACAACACTTCCTGACTCGTGAGTTTTTACTAACTGGTCCACTTGAATAGTAGTTCCTGCAGGAGTGTCGTTTATCTGAGCGACTTCTTTAGTGCCATCCATCCCATAAATCTCAACCCAGTCGTCTTTACTAAAGCCAGTGATTGAAGCCACTGAGAGAGCTACATCAGTCCCTACGAGCACATCTACACTCGTTGTAGTCTCCGTAGCACTATCTTCGAGCAAACCATACAAATACTTAATAAAAGTATTATTAGTCCCATTAGTAAAACTAGCCGACTCGCTATCATGAGTCATCATAATCTTACCGCTCTGCTTCTCCCAGTCTATCTTGCTTGGAGTGATACTCGTGCTGTCATTAATCGTTAATGCTCGGACACTTAACAAAGGATTCTTCATAGTGAACATTCTCGGCAAACTATTCCCATCAACAATATCTATTCTTACAGTTGGTACGAATGCAGTGTTCATCCAACGCTTCATCTCATCTTCAACTATAATAATTGCTTCATCTATCAAAGTATCGCTTATTAGACTTGTAGGTGCTCCGCTCGCCCTTCTTACATCATCTGCCGTTATGAATGTCATGTTTTTTCATCCTCATTTGTTCTTAATGTCTTGTTTGATATCAATAAGTAATAATTCGATGTTCGCTAGTTTAGTGTTTATTTGCGCTAGTTGTATATCACGCCCATTAGCTTGTTCTTTGAGAATATTAATATCGCTTCTCATATTAATTATCTTTTCTCCGATGTGGATTATTCGGTCGTCCATTTCTTTGTGTGTTGCTTCCATTTCGCTTTTCCATGTTGCGAAATTATAACTCATTATTAATAGGAATATGATAACAGTTATTGCTACTCCAATACTTATTTTAAAATTGTGTTTTTCTATACTTTCCATCACTATAAACCTCTTTACAAATTATTATTTCATCTATACTTTCTTAGTAGTATTCTCCGCAACAATTCGTTTACTAAAGAGCTTCTTTTTAGACTTCTTAGTATCCTTTGCTGTCTTCTCTTTTCGAAGTCCTTGCTTAACATCTTTCTTATCTTCAACTGCTTCTTGCTTGTCATATTCCACCTTAGTCAAGGAGAGAGCAGCAGCTAATTCCACAGGAACATCACATTCTTCTCCAGGTCTTACCGTATGCCATTCGAAACCCTTAATAAGAGTTCCAGTTCGATACTTAATATTTTCTTTGGTATTATTTTGAAATGCCATCTTAGTATTCCTCAACATAAACATCAATAACAAATGCTATTGTATTTCCACCTGCAGCAAGCGTTGCCTTCAATCGAGAAAAAACAGTATACTCTGTCAAAGTATTCCCTGTAGCAGTTAATGCAACACCCGCATTAGTAGTGCATAAGATTTTAGGTCTTACAACCACATCAGCTGCTTGGTTTGTTAAATCAAGAATTGTTTGAGAAACTACTTCATCAGGAGTAGTGATTGTAATATCTACGGTGTCTGCAAGTGCTCCGACATCACATAAAATGCTATGAATTCGTCCTCTTACAACACTATTTGTTGTTACGACTGCAGAACCATCTGCAAGCGTTGTTCCTTTTAATCTATATCTAGTTAGTTTAGTTGCCATGGTTATCCTCGTTTGTTGGGCTGTATGTCGCCAGTCAGGAATAAAAAAAAAATAAAAAATTACTTGCTCTATGCAAGTGTTGCGTTTCCACCGATCATGTACCAGTTGCCATTAGTAAATAATAGCATCGCACTGTCAGCGTTATCGAAGGTGATTGTAGTTCCGTTACCAAGATTTGTTGGAGTCAGAGTTCCATCCCCACCATCAGTTTTCATGACGATGTATTTAATTTGTCCTTCTACTCCATCTGCTAAAGTTAAAGCATCAGCCGCACCAGTTACCAAGTGAGTGATTTGTGAAGTGATGTCTACTGCTCCTGCTCCGGATAGAACCTGTGGTGCTTGTCCGAGAATGAGGGGCTTAAAAAATTTTTTGGAAATGTTTCCTAATAGTAAGCTCATTTTTTACCTCGTAAATTTATTTTATTGTACTCATAGCGAAATTAATTAAAAAAAAATAAAAAAAAATTGCAAAACCTTAAAGTCTTGCGATTAAATAAACAGTTCTTGCTTCATTATCAGTAGCACCGGGAATAGTAACTACTCCTGCTTCCGTAATTGTCGCAATTGGAAGGTTCCCATCAGTTGCTGCTGTGCATCTTCCTGAAACTATCTTTGAACCATCTATAATGCTACTCACATCTATTGTATCCGCATCTTCAGCTGTTGCTGGTGTTTAGATAGTGTAAATGTTCCAACCCACTTGAGGGTCCTGAGTAACTGTACAGTCATCTATATCTATTGCTGCCATGTTTTTTCACCTATGCGATATTATCTATAAAAGCGTTGAATGAAGGTGCTCTCATTACAAGTGCTTCATAAATTTTCAGCATGAACTTACTGCTGTCGTTAGTCTTAGCAAGGTCTTCGTACGTCATGTCTTGTAAGACACGCATCTCGATATAATCTGTATCGAGGAAGAAGATTTGCTTTGCTCCACTCGTGTTACTCAAGAACATGCTTGGAATAACAGGGATTGGACCTACCATTGTTTGTAATACTAACATTGCAGGGATACCGAATGGCAATTGAACTCCACCGACTAAATCAGAAGGTCTGAAGTTGAACGTGTCAATCATAATCTTACGAAGGTCAGTTACAACACTTGAACTTGCTACTGCGAGTTTTGGTCGTCCACCATCATCGAATGCACTCTGAACAGTCTCTTCAACATCATCCCAAGTAAGAGCAGCAGCCGAAAGGTCATTCTGATTAACTGTTCCTTGTAAAGCCACAATACCATCAAACTGAGTTGCATCTGTTGCTGTTGCGCCGTTAATGATTAAGTTTTCTTCCAATTCTTTAAGAGCCCTTGCTTTCATCAAGACTTCAAGTTGCTTTGCATTTGGTGCGCCAGCAGGACTGAAACTTCCGTTACCCATTCCGTTGCCAGTTGGATTAAATCCTTCAACCATGTATGCAGGCATTCCTGCTTGCATTGGACCAAGAGTTCGACCTACACTGTACAAGAACTTGATAGCGACTGATTGTCTATCGTAGGTATCATCTGTTTCTGGAAGTGCTGCATCAGCATTTGCTGTGTAAGCACCGCCTTTTGCAGTGATGATATTGTAATCTGCAGTTAAACCCTGATTAGTCACCCGAGGAATTAACTCTACAAGTGGAGTCCACTTTCGTGACTGGTCTGTCATCCGAGGATCTACATAAATTGGTACTAACGCATAACCTGCGGTTCCAGCTCCACCAGCTGTTGGACCGAGTGCTTTTGCTTCAATTTGATCAATACCTCTGTCCATGATGTCTTTTAATTCTCCTCTCATGTCTGAGTCAGCCCAACCATTAACGTATGGCGTGCCAGCTTTTAATAGACCGAAGGATGCTTCATAAGCACCGACATGATCGAAACCACTGCCGATTGATTTTGTTCCTATATCCATTTTCTTTCACCTAATAAATACGATCAAGAGGTCCTTTAGATTTACTCTCTGGACTTACTGCTTGACTTTTCGCTTCTGTATTCTCTGCTCCCTTAGACTTTTGTAGAGGTTTTTCTACGATCGCTTTAAGGTCTGCATTCTCTTTCTTCAATTCATCAACGTCTTTTGTTAAAACTTCGACTATTGATTTTAGCTCTGTCAGTGACATTGATTTGCCTTCTGGCTTTGCTACTTCTTCTACTGGTGCTTCTGCAACATTCTCTGTTTCCACTGGGGTTTCAGAGGGTTTTGCATCTACATCAGGTGATTTAATTTCTTCTACCATTGGTTTGTACCCCGTATTTTTATTATCGACATTTCTGTCAGATAAACTTGATTTCAAATCAGCAACTGCCGATTCTATGATTGCTACTCGGTCCTTAATCTCAATATTTGCATTATCATCGGATTCTTGGTCCTTCATAAAAGCGAGACTCTTTGCCATCACAGCACTCATTGTTGCGTGAGGATTAATCGGATTGCCTGTTAAAGCTACATTTAATAAATTCACATTGTCAAGCATCCGAACATCTTTCCCTTCTCGAGTCATACTCTTAGTGCTCGTAGGAACATAAGCAATAGAGAAAGCATCAAGCATCTCGTTTTCTACATTGTTCCAAATATCTTTAAAATCCATCACGACATTGCCTTTCTCATCGAACTTCTTCCAGTTATCATTCATCTTCCACTTAACCTTAACACCCTTACCATCTTGGTCCTTAGTCACCGCTCTACCAAGCGGAAGTCGTGTCTTGTTTGCTTCAGCTTCTAACTTGCTTTTTCCTCTGAACGTCTCATGTTCAAAATCGAGTTTAATGCTTCGTTGGTCAAACTGAGAAAGCATCGAGTCCATGCATCCTTTAGTCACGATATCATTAACCAAGTCAATGTCTCCTGTTGAGATATATCCTTCGATAAAAAACTCTTTTCCCTTCTCACCAACAACAGTTTTATAATCTAGTTTATCACTGTAAAACACGAACTCGTTAGTTATTTCATCAACCATAGTCATTCCATCCGTTATCTTTTTATTTAAACATTTTTAGGGTTGAGCAATTATTCAGCTCGAAACACCCAACTGCTTCTGCAGTTCACATGCGAGGGAGGAACAGGCCCTTTCCACTCGCCTTTAGGATCTATAAAATCTTCTTCAAGGCCGACTTCTTGTCCATTCATTCGTTTACACAACGGACTTGTTCGTCCATCCAAATGCGCAGAATATACTTTCGTTCCGGGTTGACCGCTCTTAATATAACCATGCAATCGCCCATGATTAGCTGCACGATTACTCTCTGTTCGAGCAATCATATTAGCCCTGTTATTACCCACATCGAAGACTTTAGTAATCTCGGCTTTCAAATCTTGGAGGGGGGTTCCATCAATGAAGCCTCTTTGCATTACTTGTCTCAGCTTCTCTGCAATATCGTCATTCATGCCCTTGATATTATCATATGTGTAGTTCGCCATGAAATCTATAGCGTTCTGGTCAGGGAGAATATTAATGTCCAAGTCCTTCTCGGCTTCATCCCATCCTTTCAGGTAATTATTCTTAATAATCTCTTCAGTGATATTCTTGAGTGCACCGATACCAAGTAAGGTTTTAATCTTTGCGATAATCTCAGGAATGCCTTTCACTTCTTTAAGAGTGTTATGACCTGCTATCATAGTCAATAGTTTCTTGATTTCATCCTCGTTTTGTTTGTTCACATAACGAATCGCTGATTCAAGTCTACTATATCCTGTTGGTCGTTCGTTTTCTTGTAGAATAAGAGGATTACTCACTGGTTGAGCTTTATTTTCTTTTTTTTTAGCATCATCCTCATCATCGTCTTCATCAGACTCTTCGGGTTCAGCATCAGGATCCTCAGTCGGCTTCTCAGGAGGACCACGAAGACTCTTCTCTTCTTTACTATCAGTATCAATAGCATCATCCTCTCGCTCACTCATAGGTTTATCTCGTGGTTCACGAGGATCACCATAACCCATATTAAAACTATTCTCAGGAGTCATCCAATCCTTAGGAGCATCATCACCCCAATCAAGCTCTTCAAGACCTTCTTCAATTCGCACTTCGTTAATAGTCTTAAGACCACTCGCAGTCTGCAACTTATAAAGCTCATACTTACTTTTCTCTTCATCAACATCAAACTTCTTAAAAACGAACTTGTACTTAGGCCTACGAATAGACTTACCACTCTTAGTCTTAATCTCACCATAATAATCAAACTCAGGAAGTATACTCATGTTATAATCAGACTCTAAATTACGAAGCAAAGGATTAATAGCCTTCTTCATAAAAACCTTACTCTGCACTATTTGATTAGCTGCACCACTAGCATCCTCAGTATAACCAAGCTCAGTTCCTGTAACACCAAAACTAGCCCATACCATCTTAGTATACCACTTCTGCTTCTCAATAACCTGCATCTCAGCTGCACTAAACTCTACACGAGTAAAAGTAGGAACCTTATTCACAATAGGAACCTTATTCATGATCTTCTTCCAGTTACCGAACTCATCCTTAGTTCGTTGAGTCTCGAACCACTGTTCTTTAAACGCTTTTATCTCATCAGCATCACTCTCTTCCAAACCAATGATGCCTTTAGGTACATTATTATCATTGTAATACTCCAAGTCGCTTTCAATCATGTACATAAGCATTTGAAGACTCTTAGCGAGTGTTTGCACAGGACTAAACCCGTAGTGATCGTCAGTTCTTTTCATCTGCTCAATCCAAATAATCTCTCTCTTTCCAAAAGGAACAGGGACCGGACCTGCTATCCAGCCATACTGAAAATAAGCAGCTCTTTCTCGGCTACTCTGAGCAGTGATTTCTGTATAAGGATTAAGATATTCTTGACCGATACTATCATCCACTATCTTACTTGGCATGACAAGGTCATCCCTGTTAGTGAACATTCCATGCACGTCAGGATTCTTAGTAAAAGTAGCACCATCCCTTGCGACAATCTCAACCATTTCTTCTTTCATATTGAAAACTTTGTTTAAAACACCACTGTTCACTTCGAGTATATCCCTTACTGGCATTCGAATAAATACTTCCTCGAACGACTCTTTGTTAGTGTTAGGATTTAAGAAAAAGTTACGGATATGTTCAATCTCAGCTTCATCAGCCTGTTCTTCCAAGCCCTCAGTGGGTATAATATCCCACTCGATACTGGCTATCTCGTTGATGATAGTCCTGATGCACATCTCAACATAAGGTGTTTTTGCTAAGTATCGTATGTACGTGACGTTAGCGAACCTCGGATATCCAAAAGGAGGTTTATATAAGAATTTAGGGATGAACCCTTTGTTGATGCCTTCTCGCGTAGTCTCGTTTATAGAATCTACTGCTATCACTGACTTCTTATCGAAGCCTAACCAGTCTTTTAGGGATGCCATGAAAAGGAAATGTAGCGAAGGATATTTCTCAATCCGCCCATCTTGATGAACTCGCTACCAGCCCACATCTTTCGATTTTAGGATTAGTATATTAAAAAGAATTATGTTTTTGCTTATTTAAATTTATTTATGGTACGCCATAACTCAAGCGAAACCAAAAGCAAGCCCTGAATTATCCTTCCAAACAAAATAAACGAGTGCATCACCCCAATCAGGACTCTTCTCTTCTGGATCTATAACCTTCTTCTTGTTAGCTGAAGTCCGTTCCCACTTTTCTGCAATCAATTGACCTCTTATCTTATGCTCTGAAGGAATATCTATAAGATTCTCTCTCAACAAATCAGCGAGTCTGAAGTAATTCTCAGCCTTCTTATTAATAAACACATCTTTATTAAGCGCCCGCTCACCATAATGACAACCGACAACAGTAATATTTTTCATTTCCTTCTCACTAATAACTTCTTTCAGTCTACTAAGTGGCCCGCTTCCGATTCCTATTCGGTCAATGTTTAATCTTCCAGGAACCTCAGGCTCGATAAAATCCTCAGCTATAGAGATTATCTTCCCAACTACTCTCATAGGATCGCTTTTCGCCTCGCTATAAGTACCCACTACTTGGAACTTGTTTTCCCACTCTATGCCCCATATAATAACTGTTTCGTCCAATCCCATCTCTGCAGGGTCGCACGCTATGATTTTCTTAAAACCTTTAAGTTTCTCTTGAAGGTTTCTAGTTTGTATGTTGAAGTCTCCTTCACCGAGCTTAAACCTTTTAGTCTTCAAGTCCTTCAGCTCTTGCAAGACATCATCGAGCTTCTCCTGAAAATTAAACTTTCTCTTCTCAGCATTGTTAATCCAATCAAGACTGAACAAACTATCCTCACTTTGCTCAGGGAACTGACTATCATAAAGAACAGTAAACTCTAAAGGAGAAACATCTTTTCTTTGCTGCTCAATAAACTTTAGAGTTGTCCGCCCTTCTCGGACTGCTTGCTTCCAATCTATCTGAATCAATTCCCATTCAGGATTAAGAGTATGCTCGAAGGCTTTGTTATCTCGGTTCCAAGGATTATAAAGTTCTATCTCGATCGCTTCTTCAGGATTATCACCCAGCATACGGCTGCTCTTAGTGAAAGCGTTACGATTAATTAAACATGCTTCATCTCTGATTAAAATGTCACAGTTGTGAGTTAGAATTCCATCAACAAAATAATTATTGTTGTTTTCTACTTCAAAATTATATGTT